TGCTAGCGTTGTTCCGAATAGCCATTGCGGCGTCTCCGATAACTGGAACACTAATCCGATGAGCATATCGAGTTCCTTAAACGCTGCGTCTAGTTGCGCATTCCACGTCATATATCCCGGAGTCGGATCGTCTTTCTCTAACGGGATGTATTTTCCGCCGAATCTTGCTGCGCTACCATCTGCGCCTTCTAAATCCGGACCGTATGCCGTAGGGTCTGCGTGTTTCCATAAGATATAATCGATTTGCGTGATTCGGTCGTGAATCGCCGCTAAAATACCCTCGATTTTCTCTACTGCGCTAATACCTTCCCAATTTTCGTCCGTTGATTTATACGGAACATGCCGAACTAATATATATGGAACCGGAGTTTCGACGATATCGGAAGGCCTTCCCGTTGATACCTTTTCTTTAATACGGAGAACTTGTATCGGTACTCCGAAACGATTGTCGACGCTTCCCTCGATTTGCTCAAGAAGGTATCGAGAGTAGGTAATGTATCCTGGCAAATGGCGCTCAACGTTTAAGTACGGAATTTCCGTCTTCTTCGTTTCTACCCATTCAATCCACGCGATATTTATCGCCTTAAATTCCTTCGATTGGCCTTGCGAGAGTTCCGGAAATACGTAGCTTGGATTTACCGACTCGATAATCGGAATCATTTCCGCATCGGCAGGTATCGGAAGCCCTTCGCTTTCTAGCGCGCTAAAATCTTGTTTATAGTCGAAACGCACCTTAACCCACGCGTCTCCGCGATAGCCGTTTCCGATAGCCATTTCGTGAATTAGTTGGTTTAAATCGTTCTCTTCGACGATTCTGTTTAACGCCTTTTGTTCCGGGCTACTATCTCCTTTACCGCTTTCGTATATTGGAGGCTCTCCGACTAATAAATCGGCAGGCTTCGTTACGAGAATATCGACTAAAGAAACTGCGATATAAAGTTTCGCTAGTTGCGGTCCGTGCGGCGTATCTTTTAATAAATCGATCGCTCTTTCGTAAACTTCCCATTGGCGATTTTCGAAAGATTTGCGACCGCGATAATATTTCGAGATTCTTTCGATATGATCTGCAGGCGGAAACTGTCCGCCAATCTTAAATAAATTCATTTACTCGCGTTACCTCCTTTCCTAACAATAGAAAAAGCACCGTCATTAAGACGATGCTTCGTTAATTTCGTTCATAACAATGTCGACACAAGCTCCGACATCTTCGTTTATTTCGTGTTCCCAAAATCTAAAAACTATCTTGCCACTTGCTCTTAAGTAGTTCGTTTGTTGACGGTCTTTTGCTATTTGACGGGCTTGTTTCGGGGTAGGTTTGGCTTTTCCTTGAGTAGCTTCGAACGCGTGCCAATAGTCACCGTCGCAAAAGATATAAATGTTAGGCTCGATAAATATATCGACAATCCCTAATTTATAAGGCTTTTGAGATTCGAATTCAATTCCTCTACTTGTTAACTCGTGTTCTACCGCTTTCTCAATGGATGTCTTGTAGCCATCTGATAGCATTTTTGAAGCTCTTTTACCATTCTCTATTGCTATAGATTTACCGCGATCTGTTTTATAGTAATCATCGGAGCCTCTGTGCATTTTCTCTCCAACACCACTATAATAGTAATGCGTAGAACAACAACTATGTGAACAAAAATTAAGTTTACTATCTTTAAGTGCGGAAGGTTTTGATTCATACTCTTTTCCGCAATGAGAACAAGAAACGATTACTTTTGGACTTCCTTGTTTTAACTTATCCTCTAAAGGCTTTTCAAGACCGTGTCTTATTACCCATCTACTTATTGTTGACCTTTTTAAAGAAAATTCTTTAGATATATCTGCGTAACTTTTATTTTTAACGATATATTGTTCGTATAACCAGTCATAGTCACGTAATAACTCTTTTGCTGATTCCGTAGATATTCTGTCGACTAAGCTTCCGTGTTTAATTCCGTATGACCTCGCTCTGTTTGCGATAGTAGTATACCCAACACCACATTCCTCAGCTATTTCTTTATAAGTACGTCCTAAAACCTCGATTTCGTTTCGTAGCCAATTCTTTTCTAAGTACTTCGCCACTTTTACCACTCTCCGTATGGTAGTTTTCTCGAGAATTACGTTTGTCGGAACGGCTCATGACTTCCTTTCCTATCGTGCCTTAATAAATTATATGTTTGTTAATTACATCCATAAAGGTTTATTTTCTAATTTTCTTTTATTATTTTTCGACACACTTATAGCGATTTCCATACTGTCAGGTAAATCATCATGGAAGCCACTTCCGTATCGTTCGAATTGTTCTAATAATAGAAAATGGCGTCGGCAAAATTTTATCTTACCTACTTCAATATCTGGAGCCATCGACTCTATTCTAAGCTCTTTTCGCGATCGTTGGTAAATTTTCTTTACTCGTTTATGCGCAGGATAACCTGCCACACTTAACGACTGTTTTAGATTGTCTACGAAAAACTCCTGTGCTGCAACTGCTTCAGCTCCGATCACATCCGGTTGATACTCTTTTACTTTTTCAACAATAACTTGCAAGAACTTCTCAGGAGTAATTTTATCTCCATAAGAGTCTATTACATAATTAACTCCGGAATCTTTATGTCTAGCGATTACTGTAATTGCAGAGTAATCTCCTTTTTCTTTCCCCATCGCCATATCGACGCCCATTGAAATTACATATTCGTCGTGTTTGAATGACTTATTTGGTTCAACATCATCCCAATAGAGAAACTTATTTGGATTAAAAATCATGCTTTCTTCATCGATAGGGTTATTCATATATTCCGTGTTAAATGCTTTACTACCATTATCATACTTCCAAGTCATTAACTTATATAAAGGCTGAACAGTAGGCCACAAAACTTTTGAACCTCTATCCATTTCCTCTTTATTTGCAATATAAAAAAGTTCTGCCGTTTTAGCAGAACGTGGGTCTTCTCTGTTTTGATATAATTTACGGCACTCTTCCCATAAATCCATCCGTTCAGGCCATTCAAGAATAGCTTGATAACGTTTTGACTCGAAATCTGAACGATGTTTCATAACGTCGATTAATAAGCTTGACGCACTAACTGTCGTTCCCATGAATACTATCGCCGTTTTCTTTCCTTCGGGATCGCCTAGAGGGACGACAACTTGACGGAACCACGATTTTAAGTCTTCGCGAAGCTCTTCCGTGTTATTATTCTTTTCGGAGTCAACGTCATCGCAGATTATTAGGTCCGGCCTAACCCCGTTCCAGTTCCTACCACGCAATGCCTGGCCTGATGACGCCGCTTGAACTAACGTAAGCAATTTTTGGCGCCCTTCGCCGAGATCTTCCCACGCGATAAACTCCGATTGATTATCTTTCGGATTCATCTGCTGCTTTGCGGAAAGCAATCGGCCGAAATCGCGGGCTAGCTTTTCGTTGCCCGTTAGCTGAATCTTCAGCCAGTCGAGATTGGCGCTAGCTACCGACGGCGTTTCCGAAATAAGCATAATATACTTGCGCTTTCGATAAACGAGCTCGTGAATCGGAAATGCTTTCGATAGGAACGACGATTTAGCGTGCGAACGAGGCGCCGCAACAACTACGCGCTTGTTCTTTTCGGAATTGCTTACTACGTTCATAATGTCGCAAATTTCGTGGTGAAACTCGGGGGCGTTATTCGTAATATTCTCAAAGTCTGACGTATGAAACTGCGGAATCCAGTTACCGCTATTATCCGGATTCGCGTCCTCTCCGAAATAGTAATAAGCGAAGAACAATAAGTCAGTTTCGCCGCGGTGAATTGCGCTAATGCGGTCGAACTCCTTTATGTAGGCGCTAAGGTCGCGCTTTTCTTCCGAAGATAAGGAACTTCTGGCCTTTACGCGAGGGACGATATACGCGCGCAGCTTGTCGATGACTTGTTGGCGTGATTTATAGTCGTGCCACTTCGAATTTATTAGCGCCATGATATCGTCCTCCCTTCGCGTAGTTTACTTTTGAATAAAATCATCGATAATTCCGACAGATTTATATAAAAAGAAAATTCGATAACCTTGTTTACGTAATTCTTCCAACGTATCTTCGACAAGTTCGTTGTTATATACGGTAATAGTAACAATGTCCTTATCCGTAGCTCCTTCAACTTTTGACGCTTGAATTACGGCCCACTTAGTTTCTCTATCAACGTTTACTTTACCGTAAATTCCTATCGCTAAATCTTTCCTTAATTCCGAAACGACTTCGGCTATTTCTCGTTGGCAATGAAATCCGTGTTTATCCGCCTCAACTAAGCGGTCAAAATACGCTAACAATTCTTCAGTCCTCTTCGTCATTCGCTCATCATCCTTCATCTATTATTCGCGCCTGGAAAATAAAGAAGCCCACCGTTAGGCATTCGGTAGGCTTGCGTTATGTGTTGCGCCTCTTACCGAGGAAAACGTTATATGTGTCCGACTTGACACCGTGTAAAGTCAAACGTTATTTTTGATTCGCGGATTTTAGTGTCGCCTAGAACGGCCATTTCAACGACCGCCTTTGGGGGCGCGTGAGCATCCGCCGTTCCGCCTACCTATCGACACTCTTACGTATTCATAACGTTGCATAGACTACGCAGTTCTAGTTTACATAATAGTTATAATAGGAAGTTGATACGCTAGAGAATGGCGCTATATCAACGTTTATCCAACGTCGTTTTTCTCCGTTTATACATCCTTTTATACATCGTAGTGATATCAACGTTAATGATCCGTTAATATAACGATGTTACGCCGTATAAATGTATAAGATTACGGTAGGGTTCGGTTAGCTTTCGCCTGAAAATTTCGGAGGATGTGCCCGCCAGGAGTTGCGTGC